AGAGATCGTAGGTTTCGCCGTCGATGATGATGGGTTGGCTTGGTTTCATATTTAAGCTAAAAGAATGAGTGCGCTGGTTTCGGTTGGCTTGGGAAATTTCAATTCAAACGTGCTGTTGTAAACGTGCTTTTCGGATCCGATGCTCAAGACGATCAAGGCGGCGTTGCCTTTGCTGGCGTTGTAGATCATCGCGCCGGCTGCCGCGAATGTTGCAGATTTTAGGACAACGTCGTCGAATGTTATAAAGGCATTCTTGCCGATAATCCCCGTGCGATGCCCCTTGAGTGCTACGCCTCCGGCGGTGTAGCCCATGCCTTTAATCTCGCCTTCGGTCGTGTAGGCTTTCGTGGTCGGCCCGATCTTTGCCGACGCGCTGTAGAGCGCGATCCGGTAATCGTCGCCGGGTTGGTGGACTCCGGTGATGAGTGCTTTCTTTGCTTCGAGTGCGATTCCGTGTGTGATCATTTATTTTTTCTCCCATTGCGCCATGCAGACGGCGGTGCGCTGACTCTCGTCTGGATATTCGCTCGTCATTGTTCCGCTCACCATGCAGCGGCCTATGAAGTCGTCTTGCTCTTCGTCTTTGTCTGGAGTCGGCATAACGAGTTCGTGCTTTGTTTCAAATCCGGTAATGCGTCCGAACGTATCGCGAACGGCGAGCGATACTTTCATCCGTTCGGGTTGCGATGCCTGCATTCCTTTGACTTTGTCGGAAGCCCAAATCTGCCCTGCGTCTCCGCCCCACAACGCCCATGCAATGCGGCCTGCGGATGGGAATCCATCTTCTCCAGGTTGAAAACCCTGTCCCTTTTTATCGACTTCGTGACGTGAAAAAAAGGAGTGCATTCTTTTAACGGTATCGTCCGAAAGATTCTTTCCGTTCGAGATGTCTCGAGCGCGGGCAACTCCGACCTCGGTTCCGCCACGCTTGTATTCTCTACGCCATTCCAAGCCACGAGCGGCCTCCTCGACCATGCCCTTGCTTGGCTTGTTCTCGTCGGCCTCGAATGCTGAGAGTTCCTCCGGCTTTTGTTGCGGCTGCGGTTTTGATTCTTGTGACCGCGTTAATTCATCCGCGCTCTCCTCGTCCATTCCAAATACAACGCGCAAGATAACTGCAACTTGTTCGGAAGTTAATCCGCCTGAAGAGAGTTGAGCGAGAATCGTTGAAACTGCAAATGTTCCATTTGCGCCGATGCTTTCGATGAGCGGAGGAATTTTTTCAATCGAGTCGGACGTGCTTGTTGGAACTGAATCCGAAATGCGCGAAGGCTTCACGTCGAACTCTTGACCAAGTTCCTTGATCATGTTCGCTTCTTTGGCCCTTGCTCGAAGTGCTTCTTCGTAGTCCTCGCCCATGTCGGAGTAAATCTGTCCTGCTGTTTTCAAGCCAGCTTTCCAAAGCGCAATGTCGGCATTGGCTTCGCGTCCGTAGTCAATCGAAACCTTGGCAGGCCAGCACCAGCGGCCATCAAGAAGGTATTCGGAATCTGGAATGAGTCCACGCGAAGCGGCGTCGAGAAGGATAACATTTTTGATTCGGTTTAAAAACTGACCTTCAAGCAGTCCACGCCACCGGAGGAACGTTCTCTCGGCCATCGCGGCCTCCATTCTTGCCATTGGCCCAGACTTGTCGGCATCGAACGCGAAGCCATAGGGAAGCCCGACGGCCATGCAAATGTGAGCTTGAACCAAGCGGATGAACTCTCCGAATGCTCCGGTCGGACGATCCGACTTGAACATTTCCATTTTCTCGCCTGCGCTCAAATAGTTGACCGTGCCTGGATCGAGCGACTGCAAGCGTGCGACTTGGCCTTGATCGTTCGAGTTGCCGCGAGCGAAGTAGTCGCCTGCGTCGGCTGCGCCTGATTCGGTGGTGATGACTCCGCTTTGATAGCTTGCGTACTTGATCGCCTGCACCTCGGCTTTTATGGCCTCCTGCAAGTCGCGAGTTGCGTTTAGCGCAGTAGCGAAAGCACTTCGCCCGCGATATTCATCCAACCGTGCGGCGTCGAATAAGTGAATGAACTCTTTTGCAACAATATTAGTAGGAGAAACATACTGGTTATTAATAGTACGCGTGAAAATTGTGTATGAAACGGGTCTTCCATAATCGTCAACATTTATCCCACCAATGTATTTGTCGGTATCAGTTTGATCGTAAGGCGAACCGATGCGGTCAGCCTCTACGCTTTGTAGTTTTAAATCTTCGCGGTCGCGAACGATGATGAATCCGCAGTCGCCATCGCGAAGCATTGCGGTAACGGCGAGTTGCAATAGCGTTGTGAAATTGTGCCTGCCTAGAAAATCACAGTCGTTGCACCATTTATTCCAATATCTTTCGATGGCGGTGTCCGCTTCGCGGTCGCCGGTGCGTGCCTGATAAGCGATGCGTCCCGAAACATACGTTGCAAATTTGAGAAGGAGAGAACGGACAGGCGGAAAGTTGTCTGCAAGATCGCGAGCGGCTCGGATGAGCGAGTACCTTTCGCGAGTTCCGCTTGTGTCTTCGCCACCGCTAACGCCACGGCTGATGCCGCGCTTCTCGGAAGTCAAGGCTGAGTCGAAGCGACCGAAGTTGCGAAGCTTTGCCTGGTTGACCATCCGATCCAGAGCGGCCTTGGGAGAGACGAACGAAATTGCTTTTGTGATGATGTCTTGCGTCATGGTCGTTGCGTCGGGAAGGTCGGTGTGTAACGTGATACCCTACTCCCGCTCGCATTGTCAATAGCGGCTTGCAATTCCTTGATGGTCTGCGCGACCTCGGCAAGATTGGCGCGAGTAAACGATCGGCCTGCGATGCTGTAGCTCGCGCCGGCAATGGCGATAGCTTTTAAGCAAGCTGTGAAATCGGTCTGTAATTCTTGCAGAGTTGCAACCGGAAGACCGAAGAATGATTTGTTCATCGCCATTTAAATGTCGGCGATGTCAAAAAAATAACCCGCATTGGTGCGCTTCCGTGGAGAGGCGTCGCGGGTGTTGTTACTTTTGCGGAAGTGTCAAAAGAAAAGGCGCGGGGATTGAACCCGCGCCGGTTGTGTTATTCGTATGAATCTTCCCAGCAGCAATCTTGAGCTTCACAATAATCGAGGTGAGCTTCGTGCATTGCGCGGAGTTCATCCAATGAGTCTGTTCTGATCGGGGGTTCTGTTGTTTCGATTTTCATTTTGTTTTTTCTTTTTAGGTTTTCTTCGTCGGGCTTCTTGCCTTTCGATGTTTTAAATATCTACGCTTTTTTAATTTTTGAAAAGAAAAAAATAAAATTATTTTTCGCCCTTGTCGGAGCCGCTTAAAACCTAGCTCTCCGCACCTATCGGCAAAACGCCAGCGAGCATCGCGGACGCAAGCGCGATACATTCGCAGTCCCAAAGGTGGTTAGGACGTCCGCCGATGCGAACCCATCTCTGTTCGACCTGTTTGGTCTTGGAGTTGGTGACGTCCTTCTTCATCTCGCTCAGCATCTGCTTGCGGTAGTCGTCCGACACGTCCCTTGCAACTTCCCATTTCGGCACGGCGTCAGCTTGGCGAAGCGAAGCGAGTTTGTCCTTGATGCCTTCGTTGCTGAAGAAAAAATACGCGCACTTGAGTCCGTCGCTTCCAGCCTGCGCTCCCTCGATCTTTGAGACGAAGCGTCGCGTGCGCCTGCCGCCGTCGAGATGGTAAAATCCATCCTGCCCCGAACCGTGCGAAGCTGTCCACCCACGCCGAGCGCATTGCTCGTAGACCAACGGTGTATCGTAACCGGCATCCACTACAACGCACCGAGGAACAACATCGAATTGCTGCTGGATGGCGTCAAGCGTCTCCCACGTCAGCGGCCTTGACTCGTGCAAGAGCATCGAAGACCCATCGACGCGAAAGGCGCGGACGACGCACCAGAAGTGATCGCGCTGTTTGTCCACGCACATAAAGCGTCTGTGCTCGCCGTCGATCTTTTGCCCTTCGAGATATTCGGCCTTCGCGTAGTCGCCGGTCGTGATCTCCGGTAAGTCGCTCGTGACTTCGTCCTGCCAAGTCTGCGCCTTGCGCTTTTGAACAAATTGTTTGAGCGGCTCCAAGTTGCCGCTGCTCTTGGCTTCGTTAGCCTCGATCCACTCTTTCACTATCGAAAACCAAGGAATCCACCAGACGGCGTAGGCCGGATATTCGAAGCTTCTGTGACCGCGCACCGGATGTGGGTTGAGTGCGCGGTAAGTTGCAGTATTTGCAAGGTTGCGCCTAGTCGATGCGTCGTCTTTGTAGCGCGTTTCGCAATGCTCGCACTTCATGTTGACCGAGTCTTGCACCTTGTCCCACAGGATGCCGCCCTTGTCGTCGCGTTCGGTCACATATTCGATCTGATCGAATAGGTAACGCTGCCAGTTCCCGCAATGGGAACAACTCCAGCCCCAGACTTCCCGCGTTCCGCTGTCCCATTCGGCGTCTGCCTCATGCCCAGCGTCCCATCCCTGCGACACCAAAAGCGTTTTGCGGTTCCAGCGGTCGTGGTGTCTGGCCTTTAGTTCCTTGATCATCCCGCTTTTCCACCGCCAGACCTCGTCGCCGATGCAATAGCGCATAGATTTTTCTTGTAAGTTCGTCATGTTCGCTCCCCCTGCGAAGAGAACCATGTGCGGAAATAGAATCGTGGTCTTGCGTAGAGCGTGCCGGTCTTCTGGGAATAGGTCTTTGACCGGCTGGCATTCGTTGAAGATCGGAAGCAGTCGCGACTCCGTCCAATCCTTCACCATGTCATCCGTCTGACCGACGAATAAAGTCGGCCCAGGCTTCTGCGCGACGATGAAACAAGCCAGCGTTTCCATCATGGTAGTTTTGCCTCCTCCGGTCGGAGCGCGAAGAAATACCTGCGTGGTCTCGTCATCACTCGCTGCCAACAACGGAGCGTTGAGCCACGGCGCCACCGACGGATCGAAGCGCGAAGCGCGATCCGAGTTCGGAAAGTTCACGTGGTCGCTTGCCCAATCTAAAATTGTTCCGTCGAATGCTAACTTTATTCCGTCGCGGATGCCTTGTGCTAGTGGGTTCATTCAATATCTTTCCTTGCGTCCCAAATAAAAAAGCCGACCAATAAAATTGCGACAACGATTGAGATTATCATTTCATTCCAAAGATATGTTTGAGCGCATCGATATTCCCAGACGCTGGTTGTTTAGAACTCGACTCCTCTTCTCCATCGTACATGGCAATTTCCCATGTCGTCTCAAACATCTTTCGCAGCCCGGCAGCGGACATAGTCACGTTGCCTTCGCCGTCGAAGGATGGATTCCGCTTGGCGTATATTTTCCAGAGTTCGCGTTTAGTCATAATTTCGGCACATCTTGAACATCTTCTCGACGGCGTCGCGGACGTGCGGCCATTCCTCTGTGTCAAAGCGAAGCTTGCCGCCTTCTTGGCTGACTTCCAAGAACTCCCCAGCGGCCTCGTCAACGATCTCGATCTCGGTTACGCTGTCGTCAAATATCTGTTGGCCTTTGACTCCGACTATCATTTTTGTTGTGCGTGTTTCGTAGTTCATACCTTTTCTAATTCGTTGCGGATCTCGGCAAGGATCGCTTGCGTGCGCTCGT